TTCAAGTATCTTGGTATAATGTTCCACAACAAATAAGAAATGAATTTTGGCCTGAATATAATGAACTACCAACAACAGGTCTTGATCCAAATTCTCCTAAAACTAAATTTGATAAAATAGAAGTTGTAGATGGTCTTAGTTATATTACAGGGGATATTTACTATTGCAACTGGCCAACTATTGCAGGAAAGAAAGGAAACCAAAAAATGTTTTTAGATACTACATGGGCTCGTCCTTATGAACAGACTTGGATGAGTTATATGTTTCAAGAAACTAAAAAAGAAAATTTAAAACCTGCTGTTTTATTAGCTAGTCCTGTAAATCATAATAGAATAGCCCACTATACTCCTGAAGAAAGAAGGGAAAACTAATATTTATATACAGTATGCCATTCCCACCAGTACCATATACACTATCTTTTGTAGCTGAATCTACCATTTATCAAAATGAAGTAAGATGCCAAATAAATGAAAATGATTTTAACTATACTTTAAATCCTAGTGCAAATAAAGCAGGCAGCTCAGGATCTTATATAGACGCAGTAACAGGATCTGATTTTCATCCTTATACAACTACTGTTGGCTTATATAATGCACAAGATGAATTATTAATAGTAGGAAAATTATCTAGGCCATATCCTATCCCACAAAATACAGATATGACTTTTGTTATCAGATGGGATAGTTAATAAAGATTTATGAAGTGGTTACATCATGATAATTTAGGAAGCTACAGAGAGTTTACCAAAGTAGAAGACTTTCCAGAGAATACAGTCGGTTTTATATATAAGGTCACAAACATTATTACAAATCGATTCTACATAGGTAGAAAGGTCTTATATAACAATAATAATAAAATACTAACCAAAAAGGAAATCGAGGCCTGGATCAAACCTGGGCGCGTCCCACGTAAAAAGAAAGTGGTAAAAGAAAGCGATTGGCTAAGTTATTATGGAAGTAATAAGACTCTAAATTTAGAAAGAAAAGAATTAGGTAATGAAATATTTACTAGAGAGATCTTACAACTCTGTTTTTCTAAAAAACAACTTACTTATTGGGAAGTTTACTGGCAAATGAAATTAGATGTGCTTCGTATAGATTCATATAATGATAATATACAAGGAAGATTCTATAGAAAAGACTTAGAATAGAAATCAAGATATTTATTATAGTACCAAGGGTACATATTTTTAACTAAAAAAAATAATATGAAAGATCAAACTTTAGGTCTAATTAGACATGCATTAACTTTTGTTGGCGGTATTATCGTTGCAAAAGGCCTAGTTGACGATGCGTTATTTCAAGAAATCCTAGGAGGCATAATGACTCTTGCAGGAGCTGCATGGTCAGTAGCGTCTAAAAAGAAAGCCGCTTAGTTTTAATTCTTTATTAATTTTATATTAATAAGAGGCCAGCTTTTGCTGGCTTTTTTGTGCTCATATAATAAAAAAGCCCTAACTAGTAGGGCCTTAATATATGGGTTGCAAGGGTTTTTAGTATTTTTAAATATCTTATCGTTTAAAGAAGTCTTCTAACTTTGTTCTTAATTGATCAACCTCACTCTGATTTAATTTATCAGTACTTATTTTATCTCTCAAAAATTCTAGTATGCTATGATATACTCCCCACACTTTCATTTTATCAACATCTGTATCCACATCTTCATTTGGACCAATCGAATCTGTACTTGGTTTAAGATCTCCTGATGCTTCGGCGGCATCTAATTGATCATCCGACATATAATCAAAGTTTTTTGCACTTATATATTCACCTTCGCCTTCTTCCATCATATTAAAATCAGTAGCGAAAAAATCTACAATATCTTGAGAATCAAATCCATCATCAATTAAATCACCGATTGATTTACTAACTAAAGAATTACTAGATAGCATATTGAATATAGCATCATCACTTAGTCCTTTAGATCTAGCTTTATCTACAGCCTTTTTTAGAAGTGGAAGTTTAGATACAACTGATTGATCTATAAGACCCATCATACGATCAAATCCTTCTTGTTCTACATTTTCGTTGGCAATAGCAGGCCCAAATTCATCATCATATTGACCATTATATTGATTATACTTTTTATTACCATCCCAACCACCAAGGTCTTCTTTCTTTTCATCTAATGATTTAGTCAAATGAATGCTTCTTCCTCCTGATTCATAATCATCATCGTCATCAAAACCATAACGATCATCTTCTGGATCTATATCATATAAAATATACATTTGATTTTTGTATTTAAACTGTGGACCATCGACACTGAGTATGGCTCTTCTATATTTAGTGTCATCATCTACTAACTTATCTGAATCTAAGGCGTCTCCTTTTTTGATAGTAGTTTTTTTATCCACCATTAGTGGTTCTTCTCCCATGTAAATAATCTCATCAGCATTATAAACATCTACTTTTTTATCCTTGCTTTCACTTTTTTTTTCTACTATAAATTCATCATCGCCCCAACCTTTTTCGTCGTCAGACCAATCAGTGACATAAGAACTCTTGTTCTCAGAATCGTCATCATTACCCCAACCTTTATCATCATCAGAATCATCAGTAACATATTTTTCTGGTTTAGATACCATCCAAGAGGCTAGAATTGAAAAAGGACCACCTGAATCTAGAAAATCTTTATTCATTTCGTCGGCTCTCATTTTTTTGTATGCGCTTATAACATCTTCGATAGAAGAAACTCCTTGAAGACCTGATAATTGGAAAATGATCTCATCAAAAGAATCTTTTAATACAGTAGCAGTGCCATTAAATTCAGATGCTATGTACTTCTGAAATGCTTTAACTGCTCTTTTTTGAAATGAGTTAGTGATACTTGGATGATCATAATAATCTAAACTGATCTTTCCAGAAAAACCTGATCCATCATCTTCTTTAAGAGGTTTAAGGTCTACATAATTACCTAAGATTCCATAAGAACCCAAAGCGTTCTCTTTAAGGAATTTTGCAATATCAAAATTTTCTGCCATTATATTATTTTTATATAGTCAATTCTTTTTAGTAAAAAACTCGGAATTTTTCTACTTTAATTTGTTTTGATAATCTTGCATGCGCTTCTGTTTTTGATCTACGATCTTTTGACACAGTTTTAAAATGTCTTCAGGAGCGTACTTATTTTGTAATAGATCTTCTACTGCGCTGCCTATTTTATCTCCACCTATCATCATCATCCTGCCCTCTTGCCACTCGGAGCTTGTTTCGTCTTCTCCCGAAGCTTCTGAAAGTAGAGGATTGTTTCTCAGGTATACTTCATAGTTAAATTTCTTACTCATTATATTATTTTTATTATTAATAAATATTAGCGTATTTTAAAAATGCTTTTAAAAAAAGCTACAAGAATAGCGATAGGTATAGCAACAAAGGCAACAATAGCCGCAGACGCGTATATGAGTAGCCAGGTTCCTAGCAATATAACTAAGCCATAGATTATCATTGATAAGCCAATCTCAAGATCTATGAACATGGCAGGAAGCCCTAGCATAGCTAGACTAAATAGAAACCAAGTTATATACCATAGAAATTTTCTAAGACAATAAGCTATACCAATAATAATACTTGCAGCAAGTAAAACAATTATGAATGTCATAAAAAGCACGTTTTTGAAGGGGCCCTAAAATATCATATATACAAATTTATCAATTACCAAAAAAGTGAGGCTATCTTTCCAATGGCACCTAGTATAAAGAAACCTATTATTATAGAGGTAAACATCATGGCTATATAAAACCCTAGATCCTCTAGCCTATTTAATCGATCTCGCCTCTTCATGAGAAATTGAATTTACCATTGAAGTAAAAAGGTTTTCCATTATAGTATGCCTCACGAACTGGTTCCAATTCAGGTTTATCTATTAAAGTCCTAACGTACCTTTCTGGATAGTGGCAGTTATTCTGTCTAAAGGTTTTACCTGATTGGTATACGATATCTAACCTCCGGCCTCCTGGAACATGTGTCAAGAAATGAGGTGTGTAGTCAATCTTCTCTTTTTTCATAAATTCGGATTTAAAGCTTTTTAAAAAATAGTGTTTAGTTTTCTTCATTATAGCCATCTTTAAAGAATCGGTAACATTCTAGTACAAATAGTGTGCCTGCGAATACTAGATACCAAATGATCACAAATTGAACCATAAATTCATATTTATTCTTTTTAATAGATTGGATCTTTCCCCGGGCTTGGGAATAGCTTTTGGAATTCGGGCTTCCATTTCCCGGTTTCGGAATCGATCATGAGATCATAATAGGCATAATACATAGTCTCGGCTACCCTTTCCGGATCCACTTTGTAGATAAATTCTTCTATAAGGCCTGCTTCATTGAGTTGCTCTAGGTAGCCTAATAACTCACGGATCTCTTCCTTACTCAATTGCTTTATCAATTCTAAAACTTCCATAACTTTTATTTTTTATTATTTTATTATTCCCAAGGATCTCTATCTACTACGTTTCTTCTCCACCATCTGCTAAACCCGGAATGGGGGAACTTTTCCACTAACCATTCACCGGATCTAACAAAGGCAAATATAGCAATCGTACTGATTAGGCAAATAACCAAGATTGTTATAAGTAATTTTGACATATATTACTTTTTAGTTATAGCCTGGCAAAAATTACCATTAGCAAAGAATGGATCTCCCCAAAGCTCAAAACCCTGTTGTAGATACTTTGTTACTACTTCTGAAAAATTCTCAAGACTGACTGTTGAAATGACTCTGAATTCGCTCATGTTATTCTGTTTTTGTTTTTATTTAATTATTAACCTACTAACTCTTTTATATTCCCAAACCAAGCCTGGATATCTTCACAAAACTGTATGGCTCTCTCTTCTGTATCCGCATAAGCGAAAAACTGGCTGAACTCTGAATCAAAACCGATCCCTTCACAATTTATATGCTCCTGTATATGTTCCTCAACATCATAGTTACTACCGTATTCCTTAAAGCAATACTCTCTTCTAAGATTTCCGGTAATAGTGTAGTTCCGATCTCCTTCAAACTTATTAACTTCGAATCCAAACGGATAGACCTTTTCAAATAGTTTCTTTGACATAACTTTTATTTTTTATATATTTAAAAATCGCTTACGGTTCTGAAATGAGATCAACAATTGCTTTTTCAAAGGCTTCGGCTAGATCACAATTTTTAGCATCTATTAGAAATTCTACTGAATCTAGGTATCGATCTAGATCACCAAGATCATTTGCTCTTTTTATATTATTAAGGATATCATCAAACTCTATGAAGGTCGTGTTTTCTCTTAAGCGCTTTAGTGAGTCTATTATATTATTATCCATTGTAAATTTATATTTATATTTTATGGGGTTTTGGGAATTTCCCCGGTGTGCAGGATGGGTCAACGCGGGGCCCCCTGCCAGCAAGCCCCTATCTACAAGAACTATCCCTTTGCCATCATGCTAGCTCGATGCTAAAGGTCGAGAGCAAGGCACTAGTAAGGCACTAGCACCTCGCCTCTCTAACCCGATTAGTTAGCGTAAGCATCAGCCAACTGCCATAGGCCTTGGTTAAGAACTAGATCCTCTACAGGGTTTTTGATAGCCCTAGCCTGACGGTTGTTCAATTGGAAGCCGCCTTTGATCAGGTTCTCCTGTACGGTATTGTAGGTGTGCCATAGTGTAGGTTGGGCATCTACCTTACGTTTAGCGTTAAGGATATCTAGTACCTCGTACTGTTCAGGCTGACGATCGGTATTCAATCTTAAGGCCAAGGCTTCTACAGCAAACTGATACCTTTGTTTGTCTGTCATCTCTACCATATTCCATTGGCTTATCTTACCCACAACATCTTGAAGTCCAGACACCTTTGAATCGATCAGGTCCTTAACCTCTTGGAAGTTGTACTTAGTGTGCCTTTCACGGAATGATCCCAAGTCTTTGTCTTTGATGATCAGACCATTAGAACATACAAGACGGAAGAGACCCATCTCAAATTGAAGTGGGCGTGTACCATCGTGAGAGTTGATTAGTACAACTGTTGGACGTGCCTCGATATCACCTTGAGGATCCTTGATGTAGAGATCAGGATGTTGGAACTCAGTGATGTGGATACCCCAATTCTTACGAAGGTCTACTCCAGATCTAGACTGCTTAGCAGCTGTTAACTCGTACCCCATGTTTTTCATGTGGTCAATAACCTCGAAGGTAGGTGTGAACTGATACTTAGGACTCTTGATTGTAGGAGCCGGTGAGGTTGCGAAGATAGCTGGTGCTTGTTCTCTTGCTGTTTCTAAACTGATAGGACTGATAGCTGACATTGATAATTTTGACATAACCTTTATTTTAATTTATAATGTAATATAAGACTTTATTTTGAGAGTAAAAAATTTATCTTTAGAGTTAGGCAGCATTCTTAACAAATGCTTTACTTGCCCAAGTCTTGGCATTTACCATGGCATATTGTTTCTGATCACAGAGATTAGTGTTACTCCAATTTTGATTGATGTCTCCAACTTCCATATCTCTGAACATCTGAGCATCCATGATCTTAATCTTAGTACCTGCTTTGGCGAATACAGTCAACCAATGATCTGTACCTTCTGCACGGAATTGGATTGTTTGGAGTGCACCTTTCTTAAAGCTTCTGAAAACATCGATAGCCTTCTTCCACTCGGCTCCTGTAGACCATTTATTTTGGATCCCTAGATCTTCAACCACTACCATGAACCCGGCTCTAACCTTTGATATAGCTCTGTACTCTCCTGTTCTACCTGTGATAAAGTCAATTTCTTGAATGTTTGTTGTGTTGATAATCTGTGTCATACTGTTATTGATTTGTTATATAGTAAAATTAAGCCATTCCGGTGACATAAAAAAATTTATTTTAGTGTTTTCCAAAAGTTTTTATTGGCAATCAACTAGTTATAAAGCATTGGAAATCAATGGGTTATAAAGTATTGAGTATCAATGGGTTATAAAAAAGGCCCAGGGTAGAAACCCCAGGCCGGTAACAAATCATAAAAGTGAATAGACTATGCCTCTAAGCTAGTAAGCTTAACAGCATTTGACAGACGACCACGCGTCATGTCGTAAGCTTCATTAACGATCTTGTCGTTGAAGTACTTACCAGAGATCACGTCAGATACGTGAGTAGTAGAAAAACCGGTAGTCTCAGCTACGGTTGTGATGTCTCCAGTACGGAGCTTGCGATTAATACGACTTACCTTTTGGATGTAAGTCAACTTTTGGTAGCTCGAAGGCCTGTTTGAATTTTGCATAACTGTTTGTTTTGTTTATTGCTAATTGTTATATAGTAAATATAAGACAATCTTTTGAACCTGTTATTGCCGATCTTCTAAGTGCCACACTTTTATTCTGTATCGTAGCAGCCAGCCATACGTTCTTGATAGTCATCGATCTGGATCTGGGTAGATCTGAAGCTGTCATAGTTATTCACTGATAGGTCTGGCCAATTCTTATCGGCTTCCCAACCGGCAGGGAACATTGGTTCATAATTAGGATTCTCTGTCTGATACTGTGTGCTAGTCATTGTCGCTAGCCTCTTTAATTCATTCATCTTCATATTATATATTTTTATTTTTTAATTACTGTGCAATGGTTTCTGGTGTAGGAGTAAAGATGTCTTTGTAGATATCTCTTAAATAAGGTGATAGGTGTTCCCTTTCTTCCATGTGTCCATATCTTAGGCCGATCTGGAACATATCTAATGCTGTTCCCGTGATCTCAAAGTGGGTTAGGTTCCCATCAGCATCATAAGCATCTTTAAATTCGATCCTGTCTTCGGCAAAGATCTCATTGCCATAGATATTCTTATTCATGTCAATTACTGCTTTAGCAAGTCTTGCATAAGATCTAGAGGAGGTAAGGCGGATAGTCATTCTGTCCATAGTCATTATTGATTTGTTACATAGTAAAATTAAGACAAATCCGTCAGATAAAAAAATTTTAGAGTAACTATTTTTGAAAGTTTTTATTGGTAACCAATCAGTTATGTATATCTTTATTTATAATTCCTAACCCGTTGATAATCAATCACTTAGGTGACGCGGGCAGGATACGGCTACTTCCTATAGATTCTAGTTTCTACACTTTCTAACACAAATTGACACATTCTAACACCCTTCTACACTTTATATTTTATGGCTACTCTTTTTTTCTTAGTATATCTTTATTCTCTTATATCCAGATTCACATAAAATGAGAAAGGCTAGATCCTTCTAGCCCTGCTTCTTATTCTTTTCCTTATCTATTCGTATTTGCCAATACCATTTACCGAGCCAGCTTTGTGCCTTGTCTTGTTTGGCCTTTAGTATCCACAGGCTTATGGCTTCTCTATCCTTTGGGGTTAATGGTTTACTTTCTATATTAGTATTAGGGGTTGAGGTTTTCTTATTACCCATATTCTTATCTATCATTCTGGTGTTTATTATATCCTTTATTATTTCTTGAGCCAGTCGTTTTAATAACTTAACCAATCTTTATTTGGTACTACAGCAGATATTGATCCTTCATCTTCTCCATCATTTATATAATAGAATCCGTTTCGGGCATTTCCTTTCCTTAGTCCTCTCATCATGAGTGAGTTTGCTGCCATATCTGTCTTCGGGTTTCTTACGGTATTATTCATCGGTCCTTTGATCTTCACAGGAAATATTATAGGTTTAGAGTCTAAACTTATATGTGTACCATCCGAATAAGTTGGCAATTTACCTCTGTCTTCAGGGTAATAATCTTCTTCAGGTACTTCAGGTACTTCAGATTGAGTATTATATCCTGTTTTTAAGAAATATCCTAATTCCTTTTCTCTTCTATCTAAGGTTTTCTTTCCTGCTAGTTTAGTCTTACCGTATTCTCTTGTACCATCCCATTCACCTTCAGCAGGAACTCCTATTCTTGCTTGGAGTGCTTGAGTTGCTGCAAGTTTAGATCCTACATGTATTCCATTCTTACCTGCTAGATTCTTATCTGTAGATCCATGATAAAACTGGAGTAGATTCTCTTTTAGTATTCCTTCTAATATCTTAGTTAGTTTCATTATTATTTATTATAATCTTACCCTTACATCTCCATAATCATCAAATTGAACCTCAGCATTAGGGAATTGGCCTTTAATATATCTTGAGTAGAGTTGTGTTCTTACATTAGACATTGGATCTTCATCCACACCCTTATTCCTTCTTTTACTTGAAGAAAACTCTATAACATCAGCATCATTAGATTTAAGATCCTGCTTTACTATTGCAGTTACTGTTGCCATTATTTTATATACATCATTCTCTCCTGTCTGTTTCACATAAGATATATCATCAGTCCCATCTATTACACCAAATCCTACCCTTGCTATTACAGGTTCCATAGGACTTCCTCCTATAGTTTCTACCCTAACTTCATATTCAAATCCAGAGTCTGTAAAAAATGTGTATTTTCTTTCATCCATATCATCCATATCTTTTTTAAATGGGTATGGTTCTTTAGATGCGTCTCCTATCTCTGATATTACTTCCTTTAGTATCTTGGTTAGTTTCATTTATTTCTTCTTTGTTTTCTTTGTTGGCATTGGAGGGATTCTACTTAAGTCTATGTAGTTATCACTCATGTTAAGGTTTACGTCCCACATGCTTGGATCGGGAAGTTTAGAGATATTCTTTTGTATATAAACCATATAGAATCTTCCTCTCTTAGAATTGCTTGCAGTATCTGTTCCTTTATCGTTTGATGGATACATAAGTATCTGATCTACTGGTGTAGTGGCTTCTGTTTGGTTTACAAAGTCAATAACAGAATTAAATACTGCGGATAATACTTTGTACTGTTCGTTTAGTTCTGTTGAAGTAAAGGCATCTTTTTTAGAATCCCTTTTCATATCAAAGTCTACTCTTATATCTAGCTTTCCTGGTTTTCTAGTTCCATCTGGATTAAACAGATAAGTAAATCTTGGGACAGTGCCTGGAGTTACATTACTTACCATTCCTGATATGTCTATAAGGTATTTATTGGTTCCTACAGAGGCAGTGTATCTTACTTTGAATGGTTCCTCTCCTCCGTATTTTCTTTTGCTTTCGCTACTGTTTATCTTGTCTAATGCCTTATTTATTGGTCCTTTGATATTTGGTTTTGACAGACTATATCCTTCAGCTGATGCATCTCCTATTTCTGAGATTACCTTTGGCTTAAAATTCTTATTAACAAAGGTTGTAAATTTAGCCTCCACTCCTTTCTCTTCTTTGAAGTCAGGGAACAGGGTTTTTATATAGTGTAGATATATGTTAGCCCTTTTATTATCTGATGGGCTAAACTTTATGGCATATATCTTATTTTCACCACCCTCTTTATTCATGGTATTCTTTACAGACTGTACCACAGTTGCCAATACCTTAATCAGGTCACCGGCTCCTGTCTTCTCAGAATATTTCCTTTCCTCTTCTTCTTCATTATCGTATTCTTCCTCATCAGATCCAGGTCCTTCATATTTCTTAAAAGCCAAGTATATTGATTTACCAGGTTCTTTTGGATGTTTTGTTACCATGTTAGAGATTTCCATTAGATCTCCATTTACATTTTCATACACATAAGTGTGCATGGTACCATATCCTAGATCCTTTTTTGTTATTTTATAGAATTTATATGCATCCTCAGGTTTTGGGACGTTTAATTCATCTAGGATAGATTCTAATATTTTACTGAGTTTCATTGAGATTATTTTATTTAATTATAGATTTCATATCCAAATCTTTACTTCTGTCAGATACAGATTTTACATTTGCTAATTTTTTACTATATTTTCTTATTGTATTTGATATGTCAATACCTGCAAAATATACATTTTGATCATAGTTTTTTCCAAAGTGAAGTATCTCGTCTTCACTCAATGGATATAGTATAGATAGCGCTTCTTGATTCATCATGTATTCTTCGTTTTGCTTAGATATTAACATTCCTCCTTGCCCAAAGGAGTACATGCCTGTTTCCATCCTTGTTGACCAAGACTGAATATCGCTTCTTGGAATATATTTTATGGGAGTTTTTAAAATATATAAACGACCTGCTTTTATCCAATCTTCTGGATTTGAAGCTTTTACTTGAGATTCTATTTGGGGATTTGTACTTGTTAATCCTCTATAAATTATAGTACCATTTGGAGTACTAGGTTTTAATATTTTTGGATATTCGTTTGCTAATGATTTTAGCTTCCCTCTAATTTTATAAAGATCTTGTATAGAATGTGCAGGATTTACTGTCCATTTTTTTAATAGAAGTAATAGTTTTTTTTCTTCCGGTAAATCTGGTTCTGAGCCAGGTTTCACGCCTTGCATTTTAGCAAATTTTGCAGGATCATCTTTATCTCCAAATAATATATTTCCATATTCTCCTTCTAGTATCTTACTGAGTTTCATTGAGATTCTTTTATATAAATATCTTTTTATTTATTCCATAGATCTAATTGTTCGTGGTATCCGTAAAAACCATTTAGACTTAAAAATGCAGTTTGGCTAAATGCTCTATGCTTTATTTGATTAGCATAAATCCACTCTGTTAATAAGAAAGGACCTATAGGTTCTGCTTTATGGACGGCTTTTGTTTCGGGATCTATTCTTAACTCTCTTTTAAATCTAAAGTCAAGACATTGGCTAAGTAGGTTTGGTCTGGCTATAATAAATGGATCATCTAAAAGATTAACGGCTTGATCATTTATATAATAATGTGCTGTATCTACTGGATGTGTTAATAATATATCTATATCATTAAACTCCTGATCATTCATAATTTCAATAAATGATTTTTTCCACTGTATATCTAAGTCTGTGAATATCCCACCGAATTTATCTAGTATTGCATACTTTGCCAAATTGAATTTAGTTATAAAACTAGGCATTGAATTATATAATTCTATTAGATTAAAATATTTAAAAATACTGATTATATCATTCTCTCCCCAATGCATGTGTTGAAAGCCGGGATTTAACATCCTGAATTTATCTAAGTTACTATGATATTTAATAGGGATCTCGGATCCTATCCACATTGTGTGTATTATCATAATTCTTTTGCAAATCTACTATCCGATATACTCAATCCACAATACAAATCTAACATTCTCATTTCACGATCCGCTAACTTCATACCAAAACGACGTTTCTTACTTAGAAATTTAGTACCCCAATTTCGCCACTCCTCATTTTGAGCTTCAGTCATAGTGTATTGTTGAAACCAATTATCAGTTCTACCTTCTACATCTTCAAACTTTAGAGGATGGCCTGCTATTTCAAACATTTTATCAATTAATTCCTTTAGTATAAGTCTCTCCTTATTTCCTTTTTGTTCTACTCGTGTCATAGATATTTTGATTTAAGTATTTTAGTATAATAGTCTATTGTTTTTGGCTCTTCATCATGCTTATGTGTTGTCCATATTTGTGAAAATTCTTTCCTACATTGTTCTATTCGTTCACGTTTTGATTTTGTTTTATCTGTAGCATATTCGTAATATAACCAGGCTTCCCAATAATGACTAACATTCTTGTGACCTATCATTAACGCTACTTGATAACCAAAGAATACAAATGAAAATACAGGACCCCATTCATATCTAAAATCAGTAGATGTCCATTTTGTTTTCCACCCTAAACCACAGTAACTGAATCCAATTTTAAGTGGTACTGGTTTACGATTAACCCATTTTCTAGGTAAGAAATATGGAGTACCTATTTGTGTTTTACCTATATACCATTTAACAGTAAATGGTTTAAACGGACTAAATAGCACTTTAATCCATCTAAATTGTTCTAATGTATATTTTAATTTGCTCATAATCAAAAATAAGACAATTCATTTAAATAAAAAAAGATCCGTTTTTAGTGGATCTCTTTTAATCTTTTTAGTATCTTATTATTCTCATTTATCCTGTCTCGATGCTTGAGACCATTTTTTCTAGATTTCATTGGTCTCCAGGTTTTCTTTGATCTTGCCATAAATTATCTTTTATATAAATATCTTTAATAATTTATTATATAAAATCTTTTACTTGAGTCCAATATTCTATTCTTTCATTTATTTGGATAGACTCATCATGAATAGGTAACTCGTTTATGGCTTCTATTATACTACCCACTGCTATTTTAGCGTACGATCTTGCAAGTGGATCGTAATCTATATATGGATCTTCTGGATTTTGATTATATAACTTTATTATAGAGTCTGCCATTTCTGCTGGTGATAATGATATTGGATTATACTTAGATTCCCAATAATTTTCACCTGTTTTTTCTTGATCAAATTGCCCGGATTCAAAGGCTTCTATTATTTGATTTCGCTCTTCTGTTTTTAGTGTAGTTATTACTGTTAATAGCCAAGGAGCTAATATTCTTGAGGATTTCTTATACTCTTCCTTAACTAAGTCTTGTAATTTGTGAAGAGCGGATTTATTCAACTTTTACTATAAATATCAATCACAGTTTACTCATTTTCGTACATTTTTTTATAATATGATTCTATAAAATTAAAAATCCATGATCCATTATGCCCATCCTCATCAAGAGCATAGCGCATAGCATCTAGCATCTGTTTCTTTTCTTTTTCAAGTAATTCAGTTGCCTTATCTTTTATTCCACTGTGTATAGGATCAAGATACTCAATTAATTCTTTCATTGCCGTTTTCATTTCTTCTCAGCTTTAATTTGTTTAACAATTGCTTGTATTAACCAGTAGTTCATATTATTTATTTAAAGTATTATAATAATCCTTACCAAAACGCGGAGCTTTCTTCAAATCACCATTAATCCAACCACATTCATAAGCATTTACTATCTGCTCTTTCTCCATTTCTTTAGCTTTGTTAAGTATTTTATTCATCTTTTCTCCATCACCTTTCATTTCAAACTTTTCATATAATTGAGTGAATAACCATTCTACTGCTGTTTGTTGTTTGTTATTCACTTTGGTCCATTTACTTTTTTGTTTAAATGTTTTATCTTCTTTTTCGTACAATCCATCTTTAGCATCCGCATCCATAACTTCTATAATAATTTTTTTTTGTTCTTCTTTGTTCATAGTTTATTATTTGTTTAGAATCGAGGTGCATTTATCCTATGTAAACTACCTATTGGTCTACGATAATAATATTTACAATTACCCACAGTAGACACTGATGTGTAACAACTACTAAATAATATTATTACTATAACTAAAAAACTTAAATTTTTCTTTTTCATACGGATTGTTTTATTTTTTAATGAATGGTAAGATTGCTAACTCTTTTGCTCTTGCCTCAATCATAATATCTAGATCTAGACCATAGGTATTCGGAAGTGAATTAATATAGTCTGAATGTGCTTGAGGTTTAAGTTTGGTATTCCCTTCATGTAGAGCTTTTGATTCTGAATAGTGAACAAGCTGCTTAATCCCTTCAGGCCAAGTCTCAGCTGCCAACTTTAAAGCCTCCTCCTCAGTAAGATCACCAGTACAAAAACCATGGTGGTGATAATCAAATACAATAGGTGTTCCAATCTTTTTGTGTATGTACATAAGGTCTATAACAGAATACATACTTGCCTTATCATCGTTCTCTACAGTAAGCCTTGATCTAACTGATTCGGATAGACGAGAAAAATTTAGGCAAAATCTATCCATGGCTGCCGGCTTATCTCCATAAACACCATTACAATGTATATTGATCTTGTTATATGGTGACTTATCAAGTCCTATCATATCAAATATCTTGCCATGCATTTCCAGATCTTGAATAGTCTTTTCAACTACAGCTTCATTTGGTGAAAGAAGTACATTGAATGGACCAGGATGCGTAGTGATCCGGATACCGTGTTCTCTTGCAAAGTCACCTGCCTTTTTAAGTTCAGACCGGATCTCTTCGTAGTCTTTTAATTGTGTAAGATCTAGACTATCTCCCCAAGGGATAAGGGCAGATGTCAAGCGAAATAGTTTTATACCTCTAAGTCTATTCCACTCTAGAATTTTGATGATGTCCCGAGAATTGGCGAGTGCCAACTCAGATACCCAGTCCGGGCCCTTGGCGAGAAATGTTTTTTTAACCATACCACGATTCGTAGTCACAGCTTTGCCTAGCGTCATGTTTATGCAAGCGTATCCTAGATTCATAACCTTTATTTATTTATTAAATATACTAAATCCCCATGAGATGGAAGCTATTTAAATCCAGAGTAGTCAGGACTGGAGTCGAACCAGTAATCTCAGTGGAATGCAAATCTTACGGGATGCATGCGTCTACCATTTCCGCTACCTGACTATTATTACTTTACATTATATCATCACCGTTGTGTGTTCTAGCAAGCAAATATGACATAAAAATACAATTTAATAATAAACAAGCCAAAATTATTTTCATCTATAGTATATATTTTTATAACACTATTCCGTCCACAGTATGATACTCTCCTTCTTCTTGGGAACACGCATCAATGATCTCATGTACTCCATAATACCAATCTGAGTGGTAATCAAGTACAAACTTACTTATGTTTGGATTAAAGCTAACATCATTGTAGCCACCCTCATACCCTTCAACAAAGACTCTGAGTTCTGGATCTAGAGTTTGTAGGTTCTCTATTAGTTCTTTTACTGTCATTTGATCTTATATACTTTCTTTTATAATACTAAAGCTAACTGTCCACATTAACCATGTAAATTCCAAATCTAAACATATTAACCCACCTTCAAAGTATGTATCGTAGTAGATCTTTATACAAGGTGTGATAAAAAAGTTGTTGTATTCTTTGTATAGCTTCATAGCTTTTCTATTTCTTGTTTTACTTGTAACCAATAAGTTATGTACATTGGGTGTGGTGTATAATACTCACTGCTTGTAGATAACAATGTATCACCAAACATGCTATCATCTTTTCTACTTTCAATTATTTCATCCACTGTTATCATACATAACTCCTTTGCTGCTTGTTCTGGGTAGATATATTCATCAGCGTATGGAAGATACTTGTTGTATAGTTCTAATGCTTTTTCTTGTGGTGTCATATTTTTTAATTTATTCTAATTCATAGTCAACTTGCTTCTCTACCTCTTTGTAAACGGGTAGTTTTGTTTTAAAGAATTCTTGAATGCGCCATACACTCATCCATTGAACTGAATCATACCATCCATTGACGGTTTTAACGTGTAGGTTCCATTTATTAGGACTTCCAAAATCGCTTGTGTCTTTAACTGCTTTTAAATTACCTTCGATTATTTCTTGATATTCAATCATAATTTTTTATTTGCAATGAATATATAATCTTTATTTCGCCCGACAAACTGTATAGTAATATTCCTTTTTACTATACGTCGGTAGACCAGGTTATTTAATTACCAAGTCCACCAGGGATTGGGCTTTTCTATTGGTCCACGGCTTTCCTTAACCTCTATGTAGTACTCTCTATTTGGCCTGCCGTGTTTAGACTTTGTATTAAACTCTGTTAAGGCTTCAATAATCCTTTCCGCTCCGACACGGCTATCGGTCCTGCATGTTTCACCCTCGCCATCGATATGCATAGTGTAAGGGTCGACATCTCTGTATCTGATTATGTAGTCTTGTGGCTTTTTGTTTTTCATAAGTCTAGTGGCATTTCTGGTTTTTGATCATTCCGATAATCTGATTCAAGTAGTTCCCACAGGCCTTTTAAGTCTTGGGCAATGAGTTCTTTCTTCTCATTATAGGCTTCGTAATTCCCTTTCTTTTGCCAGTCGGTTTCGAATATGTACCAATCAATCCAGTCCACGCCATGAGGGTTATATTGGATCCCCATAGATTCATTAAACAAGACGTACATGTGGCTCATGAGGTCGTACGGGCCTTCGGATAGGTCTAAACCAATCTTATAAAGTGCATCCATATCCGATAAGGCACGCTTATAGGTTAACATTATTTTTTCAAAGGATTCCCATTTCATAGTTTGTATATTGTATATTTGTATTTATGACTTTTGAGGCCCTCGCGAAATTTTACCGCCGCCCTTGCGCGCGCCGCTCCGACTTTAGTTCCTCTCTTAAACGCTTTAGCTCTTCTCTATGCTCTTTAAACTTATCGCTATCTGCAGCTTTATGTCCTTTAGATACTGCGTCTGTTATTTCTAACTCTAATTCTATTATCCTACTAATTCTAGGATCTACCCAACTGTTCATTAATACTTAATTTTTGTTTATTTATAAAATCTTTATAGCTAACCCAAGATTTTTTTCCTGTTTCCCAATCTCTAAAGTGAAGTACAATCTCTCCTGATTTCTCTTTACCTATTGCGTCGAAACCAAAGCCTTCACAAATAACATTGTTCATATAACCGGGATCCAATTCATCTGCTATTTCTTCAATATCAAAATCCCATGAAAATCCATGATCATATATTTCACAGTATTGTTTAGAAAAATCTGCCATACTAATTTTTATTTTATTTATTAAGGTATTAACCATTATTACGCGCTAATGGAGAATCGGATAAATACTTTTTTAATTCGGCATAATTTGGAGAATCATCAGCGCAACCTAAACCCATATTCTTAATTATAAATTTTAAATCTGTTAAGGTCTTTACTTTATCCCAATCAATAGGATACCATAATGCCTGCTGAATTGGTTTTACTGTAAGTACTTCTTGTTGAGCTGCTTTTTTTCTTGGTTTTTTACTAACTGCCATGATTTTTATTTTATTTGATTATACATTTTAAATTTACATAACTTATTTATATCGTCTATAATTTTATTTATTTGAACCTTCCAATCTTGATACTCTTTTCTTTTTCTTTTATCAGGCATATTAGAATATAAACTTTCTACACTTTCTACAAGATCTACAACTAACATTATTAAAATTTATTTGCTATTTTTAAAATCGTTTCCTCTTCTTCTTGAGTAAGCATATTCCATTTATCATACAACTTTAAAATTTCATTTTGATATTTAAATTCTGCTGTATGTGTATATGGTTCTGGATATCCGTCTTTCATTAGATACTCAGACATCTGCTGTTTATCGAAGCTATCCATATTGTCATATAACATTTCAATTCTATCCATAACCTTATATTTTATTTTGATTAACTATTTTCATAACCCTATTAATATATGTTGGGGTTTCAGAATATCTAATTTGTAAGTACTTCATATATTCTTTTCTACTCATTATTTTTTTTCTAAACAAATGATCTTGCCAAAGTTTATAGTCTTCTACAGAAGATATCCAACTACTATATTTAGCGTACTTATATTTTGTTCCAATAGCAGTAGTTTTTCTAATGCTAGGTTTTTTCATTCCAAATAGATTGTTATTAGTTTTAACTAATCTACTTTTTAGATTACCTGATTCAAGTATAGCTTGTGCATAAGCAATATCTGGATGATCTATGTTAGAATTTTTTATTGCGATCCATAAATTTTCTTTATTAAGATCTAATGACTTTGTCTCTACACTAAAATTTATTAGCATTAATAATATAAAATACATAACTTTTATTTTACTGAGTTAACGATAAGATTGTTATCTTGAATAACCAAATATTCTCCTGATGTATCCATTGTGTCAATGAAATAATATCTACCACCTGTAAATTTATCACTTCCAATTAAATCAAGTTTATTCATTTGAGTATGACCTACAATTTGAATATAATCTTTCTTTAATCCTTTAGGGTGTTTTTTATTTGAAGACATTAATGATCTAGGTCTAATCCAAATTGGTGTTTGTGATGGACTATCTCCACTTGACTCAAAACCATTAAATAGAAATGCTTTAGGTTTGTACCTAAATAATTCATTCAAATCAACTACAATACTCTCCTTACTCCAATCATCAGAACCAAATACTTGATCCATGAACACAGGACTAACTCCAGCATGAGTGAATAGATAATCTCCAAAACCATAAGCCATTTGTAGGTGGTGTCTATTTTCATCTATAACTTGAGTAATTGAATGACCAACTCCTGCTTGATAACCACTAGTCCCAGTATAACCAATTTCAGGAAAGTAATGATGATCGTGATTACCAATCAACATCACAACTTCAACTTGTGGATTATCTGTTTTATACTGAATAATTTGTTTGAAATTATCAATTTGTTCT